AGCATCAAGGCCCCGGATTTCGGCTATGTATCGGCCCTGGTGTCGTGTAGAGCTCAGCAAGGGGCATGGATCCCTACATGCGAGGTGTAGCGATGGAGCACAGTGAGAAAGCGGCGGCCTGGGTGACTGGGCCTGACCTGGTCCGGCTGATCGAGGAGTCCGGCCGCGGTTCCTACATCCCGGAAACCATCTACCGGTGGATGCGTTGGGAGCCGCCGATCCCGATCGCCAAACGCGGCGGGCCCGGCCGGCCGCATCAGTTCGACCCCGAGGCGGTATTCGTGTGGCTCGACGCCAACATGATGCGCATCAAGGTCTCCGATGGCATCAACGGCGAGTTCGGCGAGGACGAGACGCATTCTGATCCGCGCCTAGAGAAGGCCAGGCAGCAGGCGCGTCTCGCCAAGCTGCAAGCCGATCAGCTCTCCGGGGAACTGATGAAGATATCCGAGGCAAAGGCGATCCTGCTCAGCCAGGTGCAGAACATCCGCGCCGCGCTCGATCCCCTGGGTGAGCGCCTGGCAGGGATGATCCGCTCCGACATGAGCGTGGCGGAGATCAAGGCGATCGGGGATCGCGAGCGTGATCGCGTGTATGAGCGCATGGCCGATGCAGAATTTTTCTGAAGCCGCAATCGGTCTGTTTCCCGACCTGCGGGCGGCCTGGATGCCGCCGCTGCGCCTGTCTTCCTCGGAATGGGCGAGCCAGTACCGTTACCTCTCGGCGGAGTCCTCTGCGATCCCGGGCAAGTACGACATCGAGCTCACGCCCTGGGTGCGCGGGATCCTCGATGCTTTGGATGATCCCGATGTGTGGAAGGTGGTCTGCATGAAATCCGCGCAGATCGCCTGGACGGATGGGGTGATCAACAACTACATCGGGGCGCGGATTGCGATGGATCCCTGCCCGATGATCGCGATGTTTCCCAAGGCCGGGTCCGCGCGTGAATACAGCCTGGAGAAGTTCGCCCCGATGGTCGAGGTCACGCCGGTCCTCGCTTCCCTGGTGGATGTTCGTGCGAACCGGCGTGATGGCAATACGGCGTTGTTCAAAAAATTCCGTGGCGGGTTTCTGAAGCTCGTCGGGTCCAATAGTCCGGCCTCGGTCAAGAGCACGCCGGCCGAGCTGGTGATCGTCGAGGAGCCGGACGACGCGAACCGGGCCCTGAAGGGTCAGGGCGATTCGATCAAGCTGCTCGAGGAACGCTCGAAGACCTATGGCAATCGCAAGGTGATCTTCGGCGGCACGCCGAGCATGGCCGGACTGTCTACCATCGAGGAACAATTCGCCAGCACCGACCAGCGCAGGTTCTATGTGCCATGCCATGCGTGCGGCGAGGCGCATGCCCTGGCCTGGGACAACGTGCAGTGGGAGACCGACCCGCGCACCAATCACGAGGTCTTCGGCCAGGCCCTACCGGAGACCGCGCACTATCGTTGCCCGCATTGCCGCGCACCCTGGACCGACCTGGAGAAGAACGCCAACGTCCGGCGCGGTCAGTGGCGCCCGGGGGCCAAGTCGCGAGGTATTGCGGGGTTCGCGCTCAGCGAGCTGTATTCGCCCTTTCCGGCCTCGACCTTCGAGCGGCTGGTCGAGCGGTATCTGGAGGCCGAGAAGACCTATCGCGACGGGGACGACAAGGACCGTATCGTATTCGTGAATTCGGCGCTGGGCGAGCCGTACAGCTTCGAGGGGGACGGTCTCGATGCCGAGCAGCTCGCCGCGCGGGCGGAGGATTACCCGGAGCTCGAGATCCCCGCCGGCGGGGTGATCGTCACCGCCGGGATCGACGTGCAGCACGACCGGCTCGCGGTCGTGCTGCGGGCCTGGGGTCGCGGGGAGGAGTCGTGGCTGGTGTTCTGGGGAGAGCTCTACGGGGTGCCCAACGATAGCGGTGACGCGGTGTGGGGCGACCTCGAGGGCCTGCTGTACAAGCCGATCCCGTGCGTGGCCAGTGGCGAACTATCGGTCGGGGCGGTATCGATCGACGCCTCGGACGGCCATACCAACGACGCGGTCTATTCGTGGGTGCGTGATCAGCGCCTCAAGGGTCCGCCGGTGATGGCCGTCAAGGGATCGAGTGAGCTGGGTGACCGGGAGATATTCAGTCCGCCGAAACGTTCGATCGATCACGCCACGCCCACCAAGGCAAGCCGCTACGGGCTGCGGGTGTACATGGTCGGCACCGCGCGCGCCAAGGATCTGATCCACGGGCGCCTGAAACTCGGCGGAGACGGCCCGGGCCGGTTTCATTTTCCGGACGGCGTGCGCGCCGATTACTTCGACCAGATCACCGCCGAGGTCAAGGCGCCGTCTCGCACCGCCCGCGGTCGGCGGGTGTGGCAGGTCAAGTCCGGACGTCGCAACGAGAGTTTCGACTGCGAGGTCTACGCGCTGCACGCCGCGCGGCGCCTGAAGACGCATCTGATGAAGCCGGCCCAGTGGGACCAGCTCGAGACCCGCTCAAGGCAGCGCCAGTTATTCTCCGCCGACGAGCCTGAGCAGGAAACGCCGGAGCCGGACACATCGCCCCGGGAGCCGATCCCGAAGAAACCGCCAGAAGTATCACAAAAACCGCAGCGGAATTTCCGCGACGCCTGGAGATAACAATCGATGAGCACCGAGCCGAAAGTGATCGAGAAGGGTATGTCATATGCCTGGAGCAAGCAGATCGAGGGGAGATCGAGCGATACCTATGAGCTGAAGTATCGTCTGGTCAACAGCCTGAATTCCTACCCCGCCGGGGACTATGTCACCGCCAGCGCGGACGGGTCTGGCGGATACGATGTGGCGCTCGATCCGGTGTTCACCGCGTCGCTGGCGGCCGGTGATTACCAGCTCGCGGGTTTCACCCAATTGCCCGGCGCGGTGGCCGAGGCCGACCAGGACCGCGAGCCGGTGCCGGTGGTCACCGTCACCGTGCGCGAGGCCGGATTCGGGACGACGGCGCAGGATTATCGTACCTTTGCCGAGCGCATGTTCGATGCGGCCGAGGCGGCCCTCGAGGCCCGGGCCGATGCGCAGGAGCTCGACCTTGTGCGCAGCGCCATCGGGGACTCGTCAGCCGAACGGAACACCGCCAAGCTGGTGGCGCTGCGTGACCGGTGGCGGATCGAGGCGATGCAGGCCAGGCGTGCCCGGGCGCTCGCCAGGGGGGAGCAGATTCCGAACACCCTGGCCGTGCGGTTTTCCTGACGGTGGCACTCGATCGGGACTCGCTACTGATGTTTCTCACCCTGGCCGAATACCGCCGCGCGGATGCGGCCCGCCTGGCCGGTGTGTCGATCTCCACCTTGCGCCGGGATCTCGCCCGCTCGGGATTGATGGTTCCGGATCCCCGTTGCAGGCTCAGCCCCGATCAGGTGGCCGACATCCGGCAATGCGGTGGGAGCCTGCGCACCACCGCGGCGCGTTTCGGTACATCCGTCGGGGCGGTGCGGAAGATTCGCGCCGGGCAAACCTGGCACACATGAAATTCGTGCCCTATCCGGTCAACATTCGTGCCCTATCTGTTCATCGCGATCGCCTATAGTCCAGGTCCATGGTGGCACGGCGGAACAATTTGATCGTGGGTCCCTGGGCGAATCGGCGCTACCAGGGGGCGGATATGGACCGCCTGAGTAGCGGGTTTCCGGAGTCCTCGACCGACATCAACCGCGACATCGCCGCGTCCCTGCCGCGCCTGCGCTCCCGGTGCCGAGGCCTGGAGCAGAACAACGACCTGGCCCGGCGCTTCCTGCAGCTCGTGGAAACCAACATCGTGGGCCCGCAGGGGTTCCGGTTGCGCTCGGGTGGCATGCTGCGCAACGGCAAGCCCGACAAGCGTGGTAACGATGCGGTCGAGCAGGCCTGGGCGGAATTTTCCCGCGCGCGGGTGTGCGACCTGGCCGGGCGCATGAGTCTCACCGACCTGGAGCGCCTGGCGATCCGCGGCGCGGCGCGCGACGGCGAGGCCCTGGTCCGTATCCACGACATACCCGAGGGCCACGGGATCGCGCTCGAGCTGCTCGATCCCACACGGCTCGACCTGCAGCACAATCGGGAGGTGCGGGGAACCCCGCGGATCGTTCAGGGGATCGAGCTCGACGGGCGTGGGCGGGCGATCGCCTACCACCTGAAGACCGAGGCCTGGGCGATCAGCTCCAAGCACGAGCGTGTATCGGCCTCGCAGATCATCCACCTCTATCGCCCGGAGCGCCCGGAGCAATACCGGGGCGTGCCCTGGCTCGCGGCCAGCATGCGGCGGCTATTCATGCTCGGCGAATTCGAGGACGAGGCGCTGGCGGCGGCCCGGTTCGGGGCCCGCACCCTGGGTTTCATTCAGCCGACGCTCGGCGGGTCACTGGCTGATATGGCCGAGGCGATGAGCTCGGACGCGGCCGCCCTGCTGCAGTCGGTCTATGGGTTCACGATGGATGATAACGGGAACCTGCAGCGCCCGGCGGATCCGCTGGAGATCACCCAGGAGACGGCCACCTTTCGCGAGCTCCCGCCGGGCTTCGAGGTCGTGCCGACCGAGAGCGCCTATCCCGATGCGATGGTCGAGGGATTTATCCGTCAGCTGGCGCGCACCGCCGCCCAGGGCCTCGGGGTGAGCCATGCGTCGCTGACCGGGGATCTGACGCAGGTCAACTTCTCCTCGATGCGTCATGGGGCGCTCGATGAGCGTGAAAACTGGATGCAGTTACAGAGCTGGGCCGCGGATAACCTGATGTCGCGTATCTTCGAGCGTTGGTTGCCATCGGCGCTGACCGCCGAGGTGATCGATCTGCCCTCCTCGCTGATGATCGACGAGGCGCTGCGCCGTTACCGGCGCCACACCTGGGGGGCCCGTCGCTGGACCTGGGTGGATCCGCTCAAGGACGCGCAGACCCTGACGCACCTGATGGCCGCGGGCCTGGCCGATCCGGTGCAGGCGGCCGCGCAATTGGGCGTGGATCTCGAGGAGTCGCTCGAGGGCCTGGCCGGTTTCATCGAGCGCGCCAAGGAGCTCGGCGTACCGCTCAGCTTCGGCAAGATCCCTATCAACCAAGGCAATCCCGACGATGAAGCATCAGATTGAATCCCCCGTACTGACCCGCGCGGCGGAGATCCCGCAGGGCGGCGTAAGGGTCGAGGCGCGCACCGTGGACGTGGTGTTCTCGACCGAGACGGAGGTCGAGCGGTGGTTCGGCAAGGAGGTACTGGATCACACCCCGCGCAGTGTGCGCCTGGATCGGATCCGGGCCAGCGGCCCGTTCCTGGTCAATCACAGCGTGGACGACCAGGTGGGTGTTGTGGAATCCGCGCGCATCGAGCAAGGCAAGGGGCGGGCCACCCTGCGGCTCGGTAACTCCTCCCAGGCCGGCGAGATCCTGCAGGACATCGCCGACGGGATCCGCAAGCACATCTCGGTGGGATACCGGATCCACAAGATGGTGCTGGAGCGGGAATCGGACGAGGAGGGCGCGGTCTACCGGGCCACGGACTGGGAGCCCTACGAGATTTCATCGGTCGGGATGCCGGCCGACCTTAACGCCGGCGTCGGCCGGGCATTCAGCGATGAGCAATTCACAATCACGATCGAGGATAGCGCGGCTATGAGCGAAACAACCCAACAGACCGAACAACAGCAGCATATCGCGGCCGACGCCAGTGCCGATAGCGGCCGGGGCGGCGCCGCTCCGGCGGC